AAGGGTTCTCCTCGGCGTCCCAGGCCCGCATCTCCTCACGCTCAGCAATGGAGTACCCGAGGTCGATACGTGCTCTCTCTTTGCCGATCACACCCGCACCGTTGGCGTACAACTTCGTCACCGCATCAGCTTTCGCCGCATAAGTAGGGGTTGAGGGGTCACGCCACACCGACTCCAGGCGGAACATCTCCGGTGGGGCGTCCTGCCCTTTGGCGACTTTGTAGGCGATCCGCATGGCCTGTTCCCACGCCCCACCGAACAGCTTGTTCTTGCGTTCGACTTTCTTCACCAACCGGCTCTCGCTGGACTTGATCGCTTCAGCCGACGCCGGGTTATCCGAAGAGAACGACAGGTACTGCGGCGGCAACCCGGTGTACGCGGCGGCTTTCCGATCCAAAGCGTCGAGGGCGTCAACGAAGTTGCGTAGCTCCGCGGCGGAGAACTGGGTGGCGTTGGCATCCACATCCTCAAACGCCAAAATCCTCGACATGTACGCGTCGAACAGCTGCTTACCCGTCTCCGGGTCCACCCCCAAATCTTCCGGTTTCACCCCGAAGATCAGTCTCTGCGGGATGGCCATCAGTTCCGCTGTTCCCTGCATGTCCATCAAAATGCGTGCAGCCGCGTCGGTGATCGACCGGACCTCCGGGCTGATCTCCGACGTGCCATACGTGTCCGACAGCCGGGTGCGGTTCGCCATCGGGATGACCGGGACGAACCCCAACGAATGCTTCACCCGCGACACCTGAATCCACCGGCCCCGCTCCCGAACCCACTGCACCGTCACATCAGGCAGATACAGGGTCGACGCCACCAAACCGGAACGCTCATCGTCATACACAGCGCGGATCGCTTTGGTGACCTCACGGGTCCGCGGATCAATCACCGCATGCAAACTCGTGGGGGGCTCCACCCGGATGATCGGAACCTCCGGGTCGACATTCACATCAGTGCGTGGGTCCGCCGCCGCCACCGTGATGTAGGCACGCCCATAGATCAGGGCGTCGGTGTGACCCAGCGTGGCCTCCACATCGAGGTCGTTAGCTTGCCACCAGTCCCACAGCTGAGCGTCGCCGTTGTCGGCGCCGCCCATGCGGAACCCCTCCAACTCCTGGCGCTCCGCGATCGCATCCACATACAGGCGCGGGTACCCCACGTGCGCCAGCAGCCGGCGCATCTCCACCGGGACGGCGATACCGATCGCGTCTGGCCTTTTCTCGGCGTCGTAGTAGGCGCGGCTATCCCGGAAAGGGGTTTGCGTGGCTTCAAAAACACTCAGAAGCGCCTCACGCATGTCCTCAATGTCAGCCACTGGCGTTAACTCTCTCTGTAGTCGGCAATCACCCCGGAAGAGGTCACTTGATGACCGACACCCTTCTGCTTCTAGCTTTCCTCGACATCAGGTACTCCTGGCGGGCACCGAAAGCTAAAACCCCGCACACCGCGGCGTCGATCTTCTTCGATGAATCTTTCGACGCCTTACGGATGGTCACCGCATCGAAGTTCGTCGGGTTGCGGCGGGCGTTCAACACATGCTGGCGCAGAACCGGATTCCCGTCGTGGGTCATCTCCCGCTCCAAAACAGCGTCGAGGAACCGTTCGCAGTCCAACGCGAACCGTTTCTTCACCTGGCCGCGCATATCGAACGCCACCGGGTTCCCCGGGGAAGCGTTGACCTTCAGCACCCGTTTGAAGTCCCGGCCCCACGCATCGACATAACTTTCGAACATGTGAACATCGGCGCGGAACGCCACCACATCGAACCGTTCGAAGCAGGAGCGGACCACAGCGTCCACATCGGTGCGGGGAACTTCACCGCCGTACATCTCCGGGTTCCACGCCTTGATCAGGAACAGGCAGCCGTCCTCGATGCGGCACGCCACCAACGCCGACCAGTCCCCGGACTTCGACCCGTCGAACCCCAACGTGACCCGCTCACCCTTGCCCAGGGCAGCGGCCGGGTCTGCCACCGCATCCCACTCATACGGGGCGATCCACGAATCCTCCGCGGCGTTCAACTGATTCAGATGCTTGCGGCGGGACTCCGTCACCGGGTTCCGCACATCCATCACAGCGTCGACGATCTCGTCGACGGGCAGCCACACCGAATCACCGCGGGCGATCTCGATGCCCTCCCGTAGCTTCGCCACCCCCAGCTCGTACCCATCGGGGTCCTCGGTCAGCGACGGGATCTCCGACACCGGGGTGTCCGCCGGCGCTTCCAAAGAGTCGTACAACACACCAACATCGACGGCCTGGCCCGCTCGCACCAACTGGAAAGCGTCGTAATCCCGCTCAGCGACGCTGTCCTCGCCGGGGATGTGGGCGTTGCACAACGACAACTTCCTGGACCCGGGAACCTTCGTCACGTTCCCGCTGATCGCGTTCGACAACGCGTGCCCGCCGTTGGACTCCTGCCACAGCTGCGTCTCGTCCTGAATGACGAACGTGGGCCGGTTACCTTCCAGCGACGTCGCGCTGGCCGTGCATGACTCGATCCGGCCGCCAGCGCCGCTGTAAATGATGGTTTTGCACACCTCGAGCTTGTACTGCTGGCGCAGCTTGTCGGTGATCAGCACCGGGAACATGCTGAACAAGTTCCTGGTCTGGTCATGGGAACACGCCACCGCGGTCACCCACGCCGCGAACCGCTCCTTACCGACCGGTTCGCCACGTAAATCGAAGTGGCTGAACGCCACCGGCCCGCACAGCTCCGCCAACGCGATAGCCGCGGCGAACGGGTTCTTACCCCAGCCCTTGCAGCGCCGAAGAGTCGCAGAAGGATACGTGTAGGTGCCGTCCTCGTTCACCGCGTACAAGTGCAGAGCGAAACGTGTCTGCTCCAACGTGGGAAGGAAAAACCCCTCCCCGTCCGGGGAACGCAGGTAGTTAGCCCACCAGTTCAGGATCCCCCACCCCAGAGTGCGTTCCGGGATGAACCACGACCCGTCAAGGGTCTTCCGCCACGTCGGGCCTTCGATGTTCGGTGGCGCCGGGAGCAACACTGACTCGTCCACTCCCACCACCTCCTGAGTCCTTGTTCTTGGTGCGGCAGTACGCCACGTTCTTCCAATGGAACCTGTACGTCACACGCTCGTTCGACAACACGAAGAAGTCGCCAACCAACTCCAGCTCACCAACCAGGGACACCGACTGGCCGTTGTTCAACAGCACCGTGTGCTCCATCAGATGATCGGTAGGAGCAGCATCCTGACGAACGCGGAACCCAGCAGCAGGAACGCCAAAGACCCCAACGCCAACTGAATCTTCGGGCCGGTGAACTTTGTGGCCACACTCCCGAAGAACAACACCAGGGCGAACATGATCGTCAGCATCGTGTACTTGCCCGACACCGAGCTGTAGATGCTGGACTCGGCCAGCAACTCCTCAGCCTTAGCTGCGAACCGCTCGGACTTCTCCTGCCCCGGAGGGATATAGGAATCCAACCCCATTGGGGTGCCTTTCGGCAGTTTCCCGTCAGCGGGGTCAACAACACCCAACCACGTTCCCTGCGCCTCGTCTAACTCCGGGGAGAACCGTTCAACGATGAACGCGGCGAAGTCATCCCGGCCGAGGAGGACAGCTTTCTGCCACTCGATCCACACCGACGCATCCACGGATGTTTGCTCCGCGCCGCGGGCAGCCCACCTGGCTGAGTCGGCACGCAACACGTTGGACTCCGACACCAAACCGGAACCCTTACCACCCCAACGGGACGACTCAAACGACGCCCACGTCGCGGAGATAGCGGCCACAGCCATGATGATCGCCATGATGTTCTCGAACCATCGTTGGCGGCGCTCCGGGAGTGTTTCGACGTGATCCTTCGCCGGGGCGGCGAACAGGAACTCCCGCACCCCGGTCACTGACGAACCTGCATCCGCATCACGTACGACATGCCGGTCTGAATGACGGTCTTCAACATCATCACTCCCACAAGGGTCCACAGTTCTTTGTCGAACAGGTCCGCGTCCGGGCCGATAAGCGTTGCCCCGGCAGCCAAAGCCGCGAAACCGATATCGACCGCCGCACCCTGAATGAACGTCCTCGTGGTGGCGGGGCCACCGGAGAACGATTCCTCGAGGTGTTCGACTTGATCCTCAAGTTTGTCGGTTCGCTTATCGACGGCTTTCTCGATCGCTTTCTGCGTGTTCGCCACGAACTGTTGTTTGTTCTGCTGAACCGCTGTGTTCACAGCCTCTTTGATGATTGAGTTCAGATCAAACGCCGGCGCCGCAGGAGGTGCTGGTGGTTGGTACTGCGGTGGTGGTTGATACTGCGGGATAGGGGCGTGGCTGTAGGTGTAACCCGGTGCCTGCACAACGTCGTACTGCATCTGCTGTGGGGGTGCCGGGGGTGCCACCGGTCCGGGTGGCGGCGGGGCGGGCCGTGGCGGTTGGCTTTCCCACGGCATCATCGTCGGTCAATACCTCCTAGAAACTGTTACGGGTTTCCTCATAGAGGGCTCGGGCATCAACCCCGCTGCGCTGACACAACTCGAACACCAAACGCTGAGTCAACAAACCTTCGGCGCGGACGTTCAGCAGCAAGCTGTGATCGTCCTCCTCCACGCTGTGATGCCAAGGACGCCCAGTCAGCGGGGTACCCGGAGCCAACGACGGAGCCGGATGCTCAGGAGCCGGCGGAGGTGGTGGTGGTGGTGGTGCAGGTTCGTGAACACCAGGCTCCCGGGCACCATCCAACACCGGCAAAGGATCCAACTTCGCCCCCGGATCGTAACCACGCGGCATGTACGACAGATGCAGATGCGCAGCCACACCACCGTTCGTGCCCTCATTGGGGTTGATGATGCCGATCTGCTGACCAGCCTGAACTTTCGCACCCACAGTGAGGTTGGACTCCCGAACGATGTGGCCGTACTCCCACACCCCGCCGCCCTCGCTGTCATCGGAGTCGATGACAAGCCAGCCGCACGGGTCGGGGCCGCCGTACCCGGCCGCAGCACCGCTGAACGTCACCGTCCCCGACTGCACCGCGAAAACGGGGCGGTCCCCAGCACCGCCGTGGAAACCGAAATCCACCCCAGTGTGGATCGTGCCCCACCGAGGCCCAAACGGGGACGTGACAATCCGATCCGCTGTGACCGGCCAAAAACGGCCCTGAGTGGCGACTGGGGCGGGACCGGGCAGAGCCGGGGCGTGAACGCTGCCATGCGGCCTCGCAAAGCAGTACCCCTTGCCCGCCGCCAAAAGGACGGTCTGCGCCAAAGTCAGCCAGTAACCCCACTTACCGGGGGTTGACGGCCCACCGGAGTCGGTGATCCACACCGACCGCTGACCGTCCTCGTCGCTGTATCCATGCGCCGAAACATAGTGGTAGGTGGTTCCGAAGTTGTAGAAGTTCGGCGCCGGCCCTGAGCCTTTGATCGGGAACGGGATATTCGATAGGGGGGCAACGAAATTGATGACCAGGCCGAAGCCCCCGTCGATGCTGGTCCGCAAGTGGTCCCAGAACGTTTCAACCTCAGCCTGCGTCGGCGGGTCGTTGGGAAGCGGCACAGTGATGTAGTCGGCGTTGTGGACGTACTCGTTGAGGACCCGCTCAATGAGCCCAAGGTGGTCTGTGCCGCCCTCATGGGTTTGGCACTTCGCCGCCAGGACATGCTCATCGACGTGGATGCCCCTGACCGACAGGCACATCTGTGCGCTGGCCGGCCCGCACCAGTACCCGGTTTCCTGGGCCGCCAGATCGGCGTTATAGGGAAGGATTTTCTCGGCCATTGGGTGTCACCTCCCTGCAGGTTCTTAAACATCAGTCGTCGTCGGCGGTGCCCTCAAACTCAGGCTCAGGCTCGGGCTGCTCCACTCCCAGTGCGGCATCGAAGTTCCGCAACTCGGCCCTCAACGCGTTCGCCCGCGCCTCGTCATAGGCCGGGGACTCGCTTTTCACATCCGGGATTTCGGCCACACCCAACCGGTCCCGAAGCTCACCGGCCAACTCCGGGTGCGCCTCCAACACCGCGAGCGTCGCGGCGAGCTTCGCCTGCAACTCCGCGAAAGCCGCATCGTACTTAGCCATAACTGGTTCTCCTTCACCAAGTTTCGAGCGCGGCCCTGCGCCACGCATGAGCCGTGCCATCACCTGTGTAGATGTACAAATGGTTGCCGTCCTCAGCCCACATCCCAGGAGCACCGGCGGTGGCTGAGTTGGGCGGAACGGTGGTCTTCACACCAACCGGGAACGTCCGCGCTGACCCTGTAGGGCTGGCATCAGCACCTACGTTGACTGTGACAGCGCCTTTGCCCTGCGGGGCCAAAGCGATCCCCACATCCGCCAACGAGCCAGAAACTCCACCGATCTGCACGAATGGAAAATCGTTTCTTGCAGTCCGAACCTCCACATACCCTTCAGGATCGCCCGTTGACCAACCTTGAACGGCAAACAGCGTTTTTCCAGCGTCCTTGAACTCCACAATTTTGGCGTTAATCGCCGGGTTGTTCAACGTCGGATCGTTCAAAAGCGGGGAAGTCAACGTCGGGAAGGTCAGCGTCTTATTCGCAAGGGTTTGAGCAGCCGTGGTGGTCACCACCGGCACGTTTCGTGCAGTCACCACACCCGAACCCATCGGGAACAAATCAATGCCCGTATTCGCGGAGTTGTCCGCTGGCGTGGCATTGGAGAGCGCCTGGAATCGCACTACATTGGCGGCTTCATCAACATTGACCTGCAACCGCGTCTTGAAGTTCTCGCTAGCACTGTTCTGGAAAACAGCGAACGGCACACTGTTCTTGTTCTCCAAACGAAGCCGGTAAAAACCGGATGCGACAGTAGTCGAAGCCACAAGGCGAACATCACCATTCAGGTCAATCGAACCCTGAACCACCGGGTTGACTAACGTCGATGTGCTGACCGTTTTGTTAGCGATCTGCTGCACCCCAGTCGTCGTCACCACCGGCACACCAGCGACACCCAAATCCCCAGCAGACAGCCGGGTCAACGTCGTATCAGACGCGCTCCCCAACTCCACCGCAGGCAAACCCAACGCACCAGCCGGGATGACATTCGGGTTGACACAACTGGCTGTTTCATTCGTGTGGGCAACAAGATCAGGGCTGTTCGTCAGCAAACGCACACCACGAGGCCCACCAATGACCTGGTTGCCCCGAACAGTCAACCCCACACACGGATCGGGGGACGCGTTCTTGTTTCCAATTCCCGACGCGAATGCTGCCGCAGCCACATCACCGGTAAAAGCAATGTGGTTACCCTCAATAAGGGTGTCCTCTGTCAATGCTGTCATCGTCGCCGTGATAACGGCATCGCCTTGATCGCCGGCCACCAGATCGCGGTTGACACGGAAAACATTCCGGGCTACCTGGGTGCGTAACGCGGAACGAACATCAACAGCCATCAACGGTGTTTCGGGATCGGAGATGACAAACGTGTTGCCCTCCACCACAACATCCTCCGCAACCGGGGATTTACCATCACCGATACGGATAGCGGAACGCAGAAACTGCCAATCGGTAAACAAGTTGCCGGTGATGCGGACCCGGCGAGCGAACCGCAACGCTATCGCGTCAGAAGTCTTTGATTGGGTTCGTCCGCTGCCGAAATACACGTTGTTCGCAATGAGCAGATCGGACAACCGCGCCGAAACGTCCAGGGTGTTGCTTTCGGTAGCGAAAGTCTCACAACCCTCAGTGACGTTACCGACAATGCTGATCTGCTGCCCGCCATTAAGCTCAATGGCGTACCGCTCCTGGTCACGGATCGTGTTGCCCACAATGGACGCATTGACGTTGAACCCGGTGCTGATGCCGCGAGTGGACGGCCCATCAATTGTGTTATGGGCAACCCGCAGGTTCGTCACCGAAGTGACCTCTATCGGGATCGGACCCGCAGGGCCGGTCTGGGCGAACTCCCGGAGTTGGTTGCCGCTGACCTCAACGTCGAACACATTGGAGATCGTTTTGCCGTCATCGTCCATGTAAATACGCTCAGGCGGGTTACTGCCGGGGATGAAGTTAACCCCACCCATGATGCCCAGGTTGACCGAACCGACACGCCGGAACCTATTCCCAGACAGAACGATCTGACTGGAGTTGAAACCGGAGTCCACAGTCGGCGCATACACCGTCACACCAAAATCGCAGTCCTCAACAATGTTGTCGCTGAACGTCAAGTTCTCAACAGCGAACGGGAACCTCACCGCAGCGTTAGTGCTGCCAACGATCCGGCACCTCGTCACCGTGACACGTTTCTGCACCCCGGTCGAAAATTCACCGTCCACCACAATGGACTTAGTTCCAGCCGCCGTTGCTTGCAGGTCCAGATCGCACACCGTGATATCCGAAGCGCCCGTTAACTGCAAAACACCGAACTCGTTGGAACTCCTCAGAGTTGTCGCACCAATCCCCGCGCCCCGCAAGGTCACACCCGCACCGACCCTGATCCGGGAAGTCAACGACAACACACCCGGCGGGACGTAAACCTCAACCACACCACCACCAGCGGCAGCATCAGCAGCAGCCGCGTTCAGGATCGCCTGGAACGCCGCATCAGACGGGGTGGCACCAGTCAGATCAATACCCGCACCCGTCACCACACGCGAAGCCCGATACACACTCGGGGTACCCAACGCCTCCCGGCCCGCCTTCTCATCGGCGGCAACAACAACAGCCCTACCCACCGCTGAGGAATCCTCAATGGTCGTGGACACCACCCGCACATGCTCACCGGGAACCAAACCGGCGGCGTCAAGCACAGGGAACCCACCAGGAACATTCTCAGGCCGGTCGGGGATAGCGGCCCACGAAGAAGGACCAGGATCGCCTTTCTCACCGGGAGCGCCGTCCTGGCCGTCGACACCATCCCGGCCCGGGGCACCATCGGTGCCGTCACGGCCATCAACGCCGTCCCTGCCCGGAACACCAGGATCACCCTTATCGCCCTTGTCGCCGTTACCAGACCCCGCAGGGCCAGCAGGACCAGCCGGCCCCACCGGCCCACGAGGACCAGGAACACCAACAACCAACCCACCAGCAGACACACCACCGCACGAAGACGCACCACCGCACGAAGACACGCAACCGCAAGACATCTACATCTCCACCTTCACATAACCCCGCGCCCAAGCAATGCCACCAGCAGGCTCACCCTCCGGCAAAAACACCAACTGCCACCGCGCACGATTCGACACCCGATCAGCGACCTCAGACTCAACCTTGATAGACGCAAACTTGCCGTCAACCTCAAAAAACCATTGCTCACCATCAGCGAACTCAATGAACAAATCCCCAGCCGGGAAATCCAGCGGATCACCACACGTATCAACCAAACCAAAATTCCACACAAAATCCCGGCCACGCGTCAAAAACAACGGCGTATCACGCAAAGAAACACCCACCGAATGCATAAGCGGAAACCCCTTCAAGTAAAGCCGGGGGAGAGGAGCACCAACACGCCCACCGCGCAGCAGCTACAACCCTCACCCCGGCGGTCAACGAGCAGCCAAACGCTCCCGCAACATCCCCGTCACATCAATCAACTGAGCATCCGACGCCGAACGCTCAACTTCCAACCGAACCCGACGCCGCGCACCCTCAGT